ATCCAAGTTTTGGAAAAAAATTAAAATAGTATAAACTATTGACAAATTATTTTAGATACCTATACCACGGCCTATAGTACCACTAAAGGTTTTCACTTTTACTATTATTAAAAGAGCTTCACAGTGGTTACTCAACTTGTAGGCGGGGTATCTAGTGTCGGTGCAATACCGGCCCTCGCCTACTACTTTGTATTGTATATATTAAAAGGAAATTCGTATGGCATATTGTTCAAGTTGTCCGAATAAATCAGCATGTGCTGCTGCAGGTAAGTGCGCCAAGACTGGTAAGAAGCTTGCAATGGCTAAAGGTGGCATGACTAAGAAGGCTGGTACAGCTAAGAAGAAGCCTGTCGTTAAGAAGGCGTACGGCGGTATGGCTAAAAAGAAGAAGTAATAAATGACGATTGCAAGAGACAGCCGTACAAAGAGCTACATTGATGATGCGACAGTAGACGGTACTGCAGTAACTTTGTATACCTGTCCTCCAAACTGTAAATCGCACATGAGTTTATTGTACATAGGTAATAGTGGTGCAAACGCTTCAGATATACAAGTAAGTTGGTATCGTGCAGAAGATACAGAAACTCATAACATTCTAGCTGGTAAAAATCTAGCAGTTGGTGAGTTCATTCAATGGTCTAATGCATTCATTGTATTAGAACCCGGTGATTATATTTCTTTTACTCCAAGTGCTACAGGCGGTGCAGGTATTCCGCACATTGATTGTTTTTGTACTGTAGAAGAATTCTTCTTACCACAGCAAGCAGGGAGAGTGCAATGAAAAAGAAGCATCCTATGAATGCTGTACCTATGGCTAAAGGTGGAACAAGCAAAGTCAATGAATCTGGGAACTACACTAAACCGGGAATGCGCAAAAGCTTATTCAACTCCATCAAAGCAGGTGGTAAGGGCGGTAAGCCCAATCAGTGGTCAGCTAGAAAAGCACAGATGCTTGCCAAGAAATACAAAGCAAAAGGTGGAGGCTATAAGGACTAATGAAAAAGCCCCAGCAATCACTCAAAAACTGGACCAAGCAGAAGTGGCGTACCAAAAGTGGCAAACCTTCAACGCAGGGTTCAAAGGCAACCGGAGAGCGGTACTTGCCAGAGAAGGCTATCAAGGCACTTTCTCCGAGCGAGTATGCCGCTACTACGAAAGCCAAGCGGAAAGCTACCAAGGCGGGGAAGCAAGTTGCCAAACAGCCCAAGAAGATTGCAAAGAAAACTGCGAGATATAGATAATGGCGACTACCAAAGATGTTGAACGCTTACCTTCTGGCCGTATCAAATACCGTGGCGAAACATTCGCAGGGTACAACAAGCCAAAGAGAACATCTGGAGGCTCTAAGAAGTTTGCTGTTCTTGCAAAGAAAGGAGACCAGATCAAGCTCGTGCGCTTTGGTGACCCCAACATGGAAATTAAGAAAGACAGCCCTGAAAGGCGTAAGTCGTTTCGTGCTCGTCATAAATGCGATACTGCAAAAGATAAATTCAGTGCTCGTTATTGGTCATGTAAGAAGTGGTAGGAAATGGATAAGGTAATTTATTTAAACCCAGAACGTAACTACACTGAGAAGCAACTTGCTTTCTTAGAAGCGATGGCTGGTGACGCAAAGGGTAACATCAACCAAGCCATTAAAATGGCAGGATACGGTGCAGTCACGCATCGTGATGTTGTGCCGTACCTACAAGATGAGCTGATCGCCATTGCGGAGCATATCTTAGCGTATAACGCACCGAAGGCTGCTTTTGGTATGGTAGGTGTCTTAGATGACCCGACAGCATTAGGTGCTAAGAACTCAGTTGCTGCGGCTAAAGAAGTCTTAGACCGTGTCGGTATCGTCAAGAAAGAGAAACTAGAAGTATCATCAGAAGATGGTAAGGGTATTTTCATCCTACCAGCAAAACGAGCTGATGATGGAGATACTGAAGAAGACGAATGAGTCTTTACGACTTCATAGAAGATGAAGAACTACGGGGTATCGCTGCAGAGCTATACCCTGAATTCGTTGTAAGAAGCCCTAGAGGTAAAGCGTACCGTCCTTACTTGTATGACAGAATGCCGTACAAGGACAAAGAGACAGGCAACGCAGTCTACAAGTTACGTATAGACGACTTAGATACTGTTGTTAAGGCGATGTACGCAGTCCGTAGTGGTATTTCGTACCGTAAAGTAGCGGACCATATTGCGACTGAGACTGGTGCCCAGTGTTCGTACCAAAAAGTATCAGAAGAATTCAACTTAATTAAAGAGAAACTACCGCATTGGAAAGAAGTTCACACTAAAGTGAACAACTTTGCCGGTGAAAAGCACTTTACTAAGAAGCAAAATAAGACTGAACGAGATAAAACAAGCAAGAAGAAGCAACTATCTCGTAAAATGCGTGAGATGGAGCTTGAACTCAAGCGTTTAGTTGCTGAAGAAGCCGTTGAGTCCGGTAAATTAAGTGAAGATGCACTCCAAAACATAGATGATTACGTCACTGACAAGGGTAGACTCAAGACCCAGAAGCAAATTAAGGTCATTGACGAGATTAAAGAGGCAGAAGAGCAACAAAACGTTATCTTCTCACCGAATGAAGGTCCACAAACGGATTTTCTAGCCTCTGCAGAGCGTGAAGTGCTCTATGGAGGTGCTGCAGGGGGCGGTAAGTCCTACGCATTGCTCGTAGATCCTCTCAGGTACGTTTCTAACCCTAACTTTAATGGGTTGCTACTACGTAGACGATCAGATGAGCTTAGAGAGCTTATATGGAAGGCTCAGGAGCTATATCCGAAGGTATTTAAAAGCGCAAGATGGTCAGAGCGCAAATCACAGTGGACGTTCCCTAGTGGAGCGAGACTTTGGTTTACGTATTTGGACAGAGAAGACGATGTACTGCGCTATCAGGGCCAAGCCTTTACTTGGATTGGGTTTGACGAACTCACTCAGCATCCTACTCCATTCGCTTGGGATTACATGCGTTCTCGTTTGCGTACTACAGACCCTAATCTTCCCCTCTGTATGCGAGCTACCACGAACCCTGGAGGTCCGGGGCATGGGTGGGTTAAACAGATGTTTATTGACCCTGCACCAGCCAACACCTCCTTTGTACCCCGTGATCTAGAAACGCAAGAAGAGTTAAGGTTTCCGGTAGGGCATAGAAATGAAGGGAAGCCTCTATTTTATCGTAGGTTCATTCCTGCAACGCTAAAAGACAATCCGTACTTGTATCAAGACGGGATGTACGAAGCTAACTTGTTAGCAATGCCGGAACAACAACGTAGACAGTTGTTAGAAGGGGATTGGACTGTTGCTGATGGTGCAGCCTTTCCAGAGTTTAAGGTTATTCACCATACGTGTGAACCTTTTGATATCCCAGATAGCTGGACTAAGTTCAGATCGTGTGACTTTGGGTACAGTTCGTTTTCAGCAGTGCATTGGTTTGCTATAGACCCTGCTTTTGAGACCTTGTATGTCTATAGGGAATTGTACGTATCTAAGCATACGGCACGTGAACTTGCAATAAAAATATTAGAGCTAGAGGCCGGTGAAGATATTCGCTATGGCGTATTAGATAGTTCTACGTGGCACAGCCGTGGGCACACTGGTCCATCCATTGCAGAAGAGATGATTGCAGAGGGATGTCGCTGGAGACCATCTGATCGTACAGGTGGTTCCCGTGTTGCTGGTAAGAACAGACTTCATGAGTTACTAAAGTACGATGAAGAGATAGAAAGACCACAGATTGTGTTCTTTAACACATGTCGTCAGATCATTGCAGATATGCAAGTGATACCTACTGATCCTAAAGGAACTGATGACATTGATCCTCGCTATGCGAGTGACCACGCATACGATTCAGTGCGATATGGAATCATGTCAAGACCGAAGTCAAGAAGTTTATTTGACTTTGCTAATGATTTTAATAAAACAGCATGGAAACCAATGGACCCCGTTTTTGGGTATTAATAGGTGTATAAATGGCAATTGTAGATAAACCTGAATTTGATACTGACGAAGTATTGGCTTTAGAAGACTCCAAAGACGAAGCTGAAGATATTCCGTACTCAGGTTTTGTTAGTCTAGTACAAGAGAAGTTTCAACGTTCTAAAGATCGTCGTCTGACTGACGAACAACGTTGGTTAACTTCATATAAGAACTACCGTGGTATTTACGATGATACAACTCAGTTCACAGAGACTGAGCGTTCACAGATCTTCGTAAAAATTACTAAGACCAAGGTTCTTGCTGCGTACAGCCAAGTAACTGACGTATTGTTTGCAGGAAATAAATTCCCTATTGGTATTGAGCCAACTCAAATACCAGAGGGTATCAAGGACACGGTGCATATTGATGTAGCAGTTCCAGAACCTCTCAAGCAAGCTTACGATGAATTAAACGTAGGTTATGCGGGTGATGGGCGTGATGTCCCAGAAGGAGCCATTACTGCTCGTGACCTTGGACCTATTGCGGAAGATATTGCTGGTGCTGAAGACCAGTTTAAGGCAGGTCCTGGTAATACTCCAACATCAGCTATTTACGAACCTGCTAAAGAAGCCGCTAAGAAGATGGAGCGTAAAATTCACGATCAGATCTCTGAGTCTGACGGAACGAAGCACCTTCGCTTTATGGCGTTTGAGCAGTGCTTGTTTGGTACAGGGATTATCAAAGGACCATTTGCTCAGGATATTGAGTACCCACGTTGGGACTCTGACGGTGCTTACAATCCTATATTAAAAACTCGTCCTCGTATTGAGGCTGTGTCTATTTGGAACTTTTATCCAGATGCTGATGCATACTCTATGGACGAAGCAGAGCATGTTGTCTATCGTCATCGTATGTCTCGTTCACAACTTCGTGAATTGAAAGATCGCCCGATGTTCCGAGATGAGGCTGTAGAGCGCACAATTGACGCTGGCCCTAACTACCGGAAAGAATACTGGGAAGATGTCATTGACGATGCTGACACTGTATCGGATATCAACCGTTGGGAAGTGTTAGAGTATTGGGGTTATGTAGATACAGAGACTGCTCAAGAAGCTGGACTCAAGCTACCTAAAGAAGCGAAAAAGTTAGATCAGATTCAAGTTAATGCTTGGGTGTGTGGCGGCAACATTCTTCGTTTGGTCATGAACCCCTTTAAACCAACACGTATTCCTTTCTATGCCGCACCGTACGAACTGAATCCTTATTCTTTCTTTGGTGTCGGTGTTGCCGAAAACATGGAAGATACCCAGCACCTCATGAATGGTTTCATGCGGATGGCTGTGGACAACGCTGTTTTGTCAGGGAACCTGATCTTTGAGGTGGACGAGACAAACTTAGTGCCCGGTCAGGACTTGTCTGTGTATCCCGGTAAAGTCTTCCGTCGTCAAGGTGGTGCTCCCGGTCAGGCATTATTTTCTACTAAGTTCCAGAATGTTGCATCTGAGAATATGATGTTGTTTGACAAGTCACGCCAATTGGCGGATGAGTCTACAGGTATTCCGTCATTCTCGCACGGACAGACAGGTGTAACCGGCGTAGGCCGTACAGCATCTGGTATGTCTATGCTGATGGGTGCGGCTGCTCAGAACATTAAGACTGTCGTTAAGAACGTAGATGATTATCTACTCGCTCCATTAGGTAAAGCATTCTACGCATTCAACATGCAGTTTGACTTTGACCCTGAAACGAATGGTGACTTGGCAATCCTTGCACGAGGCACTGAATCTCTCATGCGTAATGAAATTAGATCTCAGAAGTTGATGCAGGTAATGCAATTAGGCGCTAACCCAGCAATGGCTCCGATGATTAAGTTTGATTACATCCTCCGTGAGATTGCGGCTTCTCTAGACCTAGATGAAGACAAAATCGTCAATGATCCACGAGAGGCTGCAATACAGGCGGCGTTAATGGCTCAATATGCCCCTCAGCCTTCACCACAAGCCGCAGGAGCGCCTCAACAAGGACAGGAAGGTTCACCTACTCCAGATAACCAAGCAGGGGTAGGAGCGGGCGCTATGGGGCCAGGAAACGCACCTGAACCGGGAGCAGAAGGATTTAGCCGTCCTGAAGCAGCTGGACCGGAGACTATGCAATGATTCAGTTTGATACCGCCCGTAAGCTTTTAGCTTTAGTCAATAATAAGCAAAACATGGAACGGCTAGAGGCTTACGTGGTGGATCGCTTAGAGTTCTTGCATAAGGAACTAGAGGCTAAAGACAACATGGTGGACATTGGCCGTATCCAAGGTCAGATCAAAGAAGTCCGTAGATTACTCACCCTCCAAGATGAAGCCGTGCAGAAGGCTGAAGAAGGTAAGCACTGATGGCAGAAGATCGTAAACCCCTTGCAGATGAATTAGGTATTCCTTTTTACGGGCAATTGATGGGTATGGCTACCGGCACGGAGGAAGACCTATACGATGCCGCATACATCTCCCGTCAATACGGACTAGAATCTGAGTTTAAAGACGAAGACAGAACGTCAGATTCTTTGCGTCATATTCTATTAGGTGGTTTGGTTTACGGCGATGACTCTAAAGAAAGTATTTTAGGCCAAGCGGGTAGAGGCATTGCTGGAGCACTTGCAGATTTCAGAGAGGGGGATACCCCAGAAGACCTTATTGATCTTAACAATAATGAATTTGGTAGAAAACTAAGAGAGAAATACCCAGACAGAGAAGAGTTTATTGCTAAGGCAAAAGAAATTGCGGATTCCCTATACGCAGATGGTGAGCTTCCTGAGATTGATGGAATATCTCCACTAAAAAGCTACGGATTGTTTGAAACTCCGGAAAGATTGGCTAAGTTTGAAGAAGAAAATAAAAAACAAGTCATGGAGAGAGGGCCAGACGGAAATTGGCAATTTACAGAGCAAGCAAAGAAAGAACGAGAAGCTGCTGGGTTAAACAAAGGCGGGTTGATGTCCGCCAGAGACTTACTAGAGCAAATTGACGTTAACTCTATCCCCCTTACTATAGACACTTTGTTTGACGGCGATAGAAAAAAAGTTATAGATAATCCTATTGCTGAACAGATGGATGCTGATTTAGAAACTGCGTTTATCAATTTTTACGGCAGTTTAAGGGAAGCTTCAGATCCAAAAAAATTGCGTGAACAATATTCTAAAGCAGTCCGCTCTGTTAGAGATAGAGACCCAGAAATATTTGATCAATACTTTTTGGGGCCAAACACGGATGAAAAGATACAGGCTTTAAACTTTGAAGCTTTTTCTGATAAGCCGTTACCGAGCACTAAAGAGGAATCCGAAGCTGCAACCATGAATTTTAATATTCCATTTGGTTCTGAGGGAGATTTAAATTTAGGCGGTGCCAATGTAAATCAACTGTTAAGAGGTTCATATATACCCAAAGGTGTTTACGGGGCAACCGAAATTTTTGTCCCCGGATTTGGTTTAGACAGAGAGCAAGCTCGTAGCGGTGTTCTTCGTCATGAAGGTAGACACTCATTTTTTGATCAAGCTAAAGATCCCAGCCGTATTGGTGATGAAGAGTCTGTAGTACGCCAGTTAGACGTTCTTGATGCTGTTATAAGCCAAGACAAAGAAAAATTAGAAGCAATATTTGATATTGAATACGGTCAAAAGTTAAGAAAAAATCCAGATAACGCTGAAGTCTACAAAGATATGTTTGACAGGGACGTAAAGCAAAGACTTGTCCATGCCGTGCAGAACTTACCATTTTTGTATGATCAAGGAGTTTTTGATACCGATAAAGCAAACAAAGAATTGATACAAAAGTTTTTACAAGATTACGACACAGATAACCAAGGAGTTATTTCAAGTTTATTGGGCACAGAACCCGAAAAACAAAAAGAAGTCCGTGCAACATTTGATGTCACAAATTTAGATTCTGAACAATTAGCTAAAGCTTTATCAACTGCACCTTTTGCAGAAGCAGATAGTCCTGTGGGTATGTATTCTGTACCTTACGATATAGATCGTGAAGCCGCTGGTATGAACGAAGGTGGATTGATGGGCGATCCACTAATGCTATCTGAGACTGCTGAAGAAGAAAATACTCAAGCTCGTGAACAGGCTGCCCAAGATTACATGAAAGGACTTGCGGATGTAGTGAGTGACTTTATTCCTGGAGTTAGCCAAGCAAAAGCATTAGCAGAAACATCTGAGGCGTATGATGCTGGAGATTTTTTAGGAGCATCTATAGCAGCTATTGGGGTACTGCCAGGTGGTAAAGCAGCGAGTTACGCCGCAAAGTTAG